CGAACACCGAAGCGTCTTACTGCTTCATTAAATTTTTTGTCATATACAGAGGCTATAAGCATAGTACTCTGAATAACATTCGGGTCTTTAGCTGTTCCAGCCTTATCGTAATATAGCTTACTCTTTACATAATCTACTATAGCTAAATGTAATGCATTATCTATATCTAAAGTGCTAGTTAAGGTTGTAACAGAATCTGGTTCTGCATAATATTGAATCATTAATCCATTAACTAGGGATTCGGATATAGCCTTCCATTGCTTACGTGCTGTAGTCCTAGTATCTCCATCTGCATCTACTTTACTTAATAAGGCTAGTTTATCTCCCTCAATAAAATAAAGAGCTTGATTCTCTGGATATTTAATATTACTACTCAATGCGCCTGTACCTTCAGTTGTAGTAGCAAATGTAAAACCAGTATTAAAGTCTGTTATATTTTGAGTGTTACCGGCTTTTGCATTGGTTACTGTAACTATATTTGAAGCAACAGACACTGACCAATTAGCATTATTCGTTATAGCTACCCCTAAGTTATTAGCTACTGTATTAGCAGAGTCTTGTGCGACGACATTGACTTCAATTCCACCGTCATAGCCAGATGGGCTTGGGTCGGTAGCTCCACTAGCTATATCAAACCATACATAATACTTTTTCTCTGAATATCCTACTCCTATTGTAGAATCAGCCTCAAATGCGTATATAGTAAAATAGTCCGCATTGTCTATGCCGAACTCAACCTGACTGCAAGTTATAGTAGAAATTTGTTGAGCTAATGCCATATTAATTTGGTACGTTTAATGCTGATTCTCCACCTGCATCTGCAAGTAGTAATTCTTTGTCAATTAACCTTGGGATATTTATATAATCTCCATCGTTATCTAATAAAAAGACTCTTAATACTTTATTCACTTCTAGCTTATTACTACCAGAATCAGAAGAAGAGTCTGCTAAATCGTAATACATCAGGTCTGCTGTAGTATGCATCTTAGCTTGAGCTACTTTAGTTTGATATAATCCCACCTCAACTAATGCATCATTGATTAGATTAAGTACATAATTTTCTGGAACGTCTGGGAATACTTGACGCACCCTACTTACTAATTGTTTTACCGTTATAGAATGTACAGCCATTATTCTCCACCCATTAATAATTTAAGACCTTTATCATAGTCAGCTTGTAGCTTCTGTTGCTGTTTTTCATACCAAGAATACTCAGTATTATCAACATTTAACCTAGCTTGTATCTCACTTGCATGACCCTGAGCCGTAGACAAGTAAGCGTTTATTTCTTTTACTCTCATATCTCCTATTGCAGTCCACTCTGAAAGATGAGCTTGTGCTCTTCTTATTTCTGTTTGTGCAATGTTTAAAGCTGAAGAAACTATTTCAACATCTTCATTTGCCTGAGCACCAAATGCATCTGTATCTGATGAAGGTTGATTATTATTAACTACATTTTCAGCCGCATCTAAAGCATTCTTAACTCTTGTTAACTGAGAATCATCTGTAAGAAAAGTAGACTCGTCTCCAAAAACAGATTCACTATTTGCATTTTCAAACTTGGCAACAGCCGCATTAGCTGAAGCTGTAGCATTTGTTAACGCATCATTTAATTTAGTAAAAGATGCTGTTATATTTGTATTGCCATGCTTTGCTGTCATTAACTGCTGTAAAGCTTTTATAGAAGCATATAGCACTACTAAGTATTCAGCTTCATCTGGGAATACTGCTATAGCAGAGTCTGCGCTAGCATCTACGGTTGGGTATTGAACCTCTGAATATTTACATGCCCCACTAGCAGGCAGTACGTCAATAGTATTATTCTTTATAAAAAATGCTGGGTCTGTAGCTGATGCGTATTGCATATCTACCGTATCTGCTGCCCTACCAGCTAATAGAGCTGGAATCTTCCTACATGGTTGGTCTATAGTTCCGTCATTTCTAGTAATGAATAAAACTTTACCAGTATTTAACGTGTTCGGAGTCCCCGATGTAAATGTTGCCTCTGAAGCACATAAAACCCTTAATCCATCAGGCATTACATTTATAATCTCTTTAGCCCCATCACCCATCCAAGTATCCATAGCAGCTTGGTCTGTGAATGTACCAATAAGGTCTTGTATCTGTGTGTCAAAAGCCACTATCTAACTCCAGCTTGTTTAACTTTGTCTGCCCAAAATTTGTCACTCTTATCCTGCTTATTTGATATAATCTGTTTAGTATGTTCTTCTATTGTAGTACTAGAGAACTCAACATCAGTCCGCTTTCCAGCTTCTGTACCCATATGTAAATTAGTAGTAAATGCAGGCTGTGAAGCTTTATCTCCACATTCTCTACAGTAGAACCAATTATCTGGGTTTGGTGTTTTACATTTATAGCAATTCATAGTTTTCCTTTTAGATTTCGGGGGCAGACTTTTATTGACCACCCCCACAGTTCTATACTGTTAATCCTTATTTATTTGGATTATGACGTTGTTATACTATTATCTAGCGCTGATACACCACTAACATACCAGCTAATTCCATCTGAAACAAGACTCATCCAATCACCTTGATTGGCTGCAGTTCCGATAATGAAATTACTTTTACCTGTTGCTCCGGCAGAACCGTTAGCATCTTCAGTAGTATCAACCTCACCCTCTAAGACTCTACCATACATTATGGCTGAGCCAGCGGCAATCGTGATAGCACCAGTTGGCGTATCTTCTGCTACAAATAACTTATATTGTAGCCCTACACTCACTGAAGGAAGCGTAATTGTATACGCACCACCAGCTGAGTCTAAGAAGAAGCATGAACCACTTTGGTCTGCTGTTAATGTAGCTGCTGCTGTAAGATTTATAACCTTAGCGTCTAAATTAGACTTGCTACTATTTTCGTTAAGATAATCTGCTCTCATGACTAGACTCCCTCTATGTTAATAAGATAATGAGACTCTGGAAGCACTACTTCTAATCCAGCTTCTGTAAGAATCATATCTTTGCGAAGGTCTTCATCGGCCGATTGTACATTACTGACAACGTGAGTGTCACGATTGACACCGTTACCAACTAATGGACGATAAGCAACTTTTTCCATATCAACTAACTGCAAGAAACCTGATGCGAAACCACGAAATAGTGGTTCTTTTATCAAGTTCATTGTGCCGTGAATAGTCTCAATAACCATAACTTTATGTCCGAATGAACCTTCAGATTTTTCAAAGTTATACCTATTAGCCATTCGTGCGCCACCATCAGCAGAACCTAGTGAAGCATCCATAAAGAACCCATCACCAAGCTTGTTGAAGAATGTGATTGCAGGTAAACTAGCTAAAGCTAATTTAGAATCTGAACCGCCACGTGCAGGGTCGTATACAACTTCAAAATCCGAAAGGATTCTATCGTATGTTAACTGTGCTGTAGTAGAACTACGAAAGTATGGTGAGCCAGATGTATAAGACAAAGCACTGTCATCAGTGACAGCAGTACCATTCTTAATACAATGTCCTGAAATACCCTCTGTGTACTGAATCCCTCCACTTGTTGCACGTTGACCGAAGAGCATAGCTCTTTCAATGTCAACCTTATGCTCACGTAGTTTAAGATTCCAAATACGCTGCCATTCATCTGCGTAGCCACGATATTTCGTAGCACGTGATGTATTAGACATTTCACATGCAGTCTTAAAGATTTGAGTATAACCGTAGTCATGCTCAAGTTCTTCTGACCATACGTCTGGTGAACCAGTGCCTTCTGCAAAAGAAGTACCAATTACAGTACAGTTTGCATTATTAGCGCCGGTTTCAGCTCCATCAATAGATGAGATTGTCTTACCTGTAAATGAGGTATCTACCCCATTATCAACTGGTGCGCTTTCCACCCTAACTATGATTGTTTCTGGTGCATTACTTTCAGTATATGCAACTGCAAAAACCATCCCTTTAACTAACCAATCTACAGATGCTCCACCGGATGTGTCTACACTATATGCTAATGATGAGCCAGCCGCTGGAATTGAATGTGCACCCTTTAATAAGAATGAACGGTCTGTGATTGCTATTTTAGTTCTATCTTCCAAGAACTTGAAGTGTGGGTCGTCCGTTGGGACTTTAGCTACTTTTGAAAGATACACGAAGAACGGTGATTCCTCAGGTGCTAAGTCTGCCACACGGTCGCTGAAATTATATAATCGCCTTGTATGGAAATCTGTATTAGATTGCCCTACGTCGCCGACTTTCAGTGAACCCTGATTATATGTCGCCATTTAAAAACTCCTAAGTTTTTATATTTTGTTTCTATTTGAGACGCTCATAATTCCGCCCCAGACATCATCTATTTCAGAAGGTTTTTTTGCCGCACCGCCTTGAACTATGCCCGCAGTAGTTGGTAAGGCCTGAGACCTTTGTACTGCTGCTATGTTCGCTTCGGTGGCTTTGCTTACCGGGCCACGATGTTTCCTATAGACATCAATTAAGATATCTAATGGGACTTCATCTCTTGGCTTAGTGGCAAACTCTAAAAACTCGTCAACTTGTGACGAATCTTCCATACCATACTTTGTAGATAATTCCTGTTTCAGATTAGTTAACGCCATTTGTTCCTGTACTCCAGCAAACCGTTTTTCAACTGCTTGCTCTACAAAGGCCTTCTGTTGGCCAACCCTCATCTCGTATGAAGGGGAACCTTCTTTGTAGTAAGCATCCCAAGGGTCAAAGGAATCTTCATCGACTCCATTCTCCTTCACGGGTGCTTCCTGTTTTGTGCCACCTAGGGTCTGCCTCATTGCGTCCACAACGTCCGGTCGATTTTTCAAAACATCTCCGAGTTGCTGGTACTTGCGTAAATCCTTGACTTCCACATTAAGCTTATCATATTCAGCGGTCTTTCTATCGTACATGGATTGAAACTTCTTAGCCTCATCTCCATCTCCTATATCCGCTGACTCTTGGACGACAACTGGGCCATCCTCGATTTCAACAATTTGATTAACATCAGATTCAAGAACTTCTCCTTGTACTCCCTCTATGTTGGCACTATCTTCGTTTGTAGTATTATCCATTTTATTGATTCCTTTTGTTTGTTAGCTTCACCATTTTAGATGTCTACAAAATTAGAACCAGTATAGCGTTCCTACACTTTTTCCATTCTACTTTTGTCGGATTTTAAAATCGCCTCTTCTGTGTCCAATACATGACCTAACTTATCTAGGCTAGATTTTGCATTATACTTTGCGCCACTTACAACTGCGTCAAGCTTAGTCTTAAATTTCTGAGTTTCGACTCGCTTATTAGAGTGAACTAATTCACGTTCTGAAGTCTGTAAGTCACCACTCACTTTTTTAAGTTGCTCTTCGAGTTGCTTAATATGGTTCTGAAGTTGAGCCATTTGGCCCTTGCGTTTTAAAACACCTTCTTTGTCAAAGATTTCAGTCTTTTTCAAAACCTCGACATCATCTACCAGATTCAATTTATACGCTTCAAGATACATATTGTATTCAGCAACACGATTTGAAGGTAACGTTGAACCGGATATCATTCTCACATCATAGTTGCCTATAGTAATATCATTACTAATGGCTTCTACTTCTTGAGCCCTATCGTCGTACATTGTATTGACAGTGAACTCGGTCATGTCATTATTTGGTTGTACAATTCTAAATGTTTTTTGGTAGCTATAGTGTCCCTTGGCTAGATTATATAAACATTTGCCAATCCTATTTAAACTACCTTCAATATCTCTTAACTTAGCTTTACCACGAGACTCTCCCATTTCAGACAACATGGCCGTACCACGTACAGTCTCTGGAGCACCATCCTTAAAGCCTTGTAATAACTCAGGGATACCAAAGCTCAAATCTATATAGTGCTCTATCCTCCCTATCATATTATAAAACTCTCCAGATAAAGATTGTGGCGCAGGGAAGTGTGGTGCACCGAACTCGGGATTATAAGGTATCACAGCATTGGGTTTAGCCCAATACTGCTCCACTGCTCCAACTGCGCCATATCGTCTATGCTCCCTTCTGGGACTAAAAGTTTAAGTCCAGCAGATGACTGAGCATGTGATAAAGTAAGAGAGAATAACTTATTTAATAATCTTTGAGAGTCTTTTACTTTACTGATATCTGATTTGGGGAACGGAGTACCAGTCCAAATATTAGGTACTGGGACTATTGGGTAAATATCAGTATTTAGAATACTCTCATAAAGTAAAACGTCTCCCACGGTAGCGGAGACTTTAATTCTTGTTTGGCCTACTTGTATAGCTTCTATAAGCCCTGCTTCTAAAAGAAGCTTATTCTGTTCTATGAATTGAGCATACTGCTCTTCATTTAATATGGCTTCCTGCCCATCCTCTTTATTAAACATCCTGTAGAATGGAACCTTAATTTTTGTAAATCGCTCTAATATCCTATACTTGTCTAGGCTATGCAGGTTGCGATTATAAACGGAATCCGGTGTAAATGAATTAGAACTATTTCTACGAGTTGATGACGGATAATCATCTTCTTGAGAATGAGTCTCAATATCACCTAGATGTTCTTCTACTTGTGGGTATAAATTAACTAACTGGTCTTCAGTTAATATAGTAGAGAGTATCATACCTGAAGCATCATCAAAATATCTATTCCTAGATGCGGGGTCTACATAAACACGGAATGGGTCTATATATGTAAATTTAACTTCTCCACGACCATAATCATCTTCCGGGTCTATATAAGCATAGAAATAACCAACACCACATGTTGTATAATCGTGAACAACTTGCTTGAATTGTGTATCTCCCTCAGAGATATCCCATATATATTCTAAAATTGTACGCCATACTACGGCTATCCTACTATCGGAATCTTCTCTACCTATCACGCTAAACTTCGGTGAACGAGATGTCAATAGTGATTTAAGTTTCTCTACAGCCGCATATACACGGTCTATAATAAAATCACCCTGACCTATAGCACGAAGAGCATCAGACTCATCTTGACTATAATGGTTGCCAAGGAAAAAATCTATAGAGTCTCTAGCTTCTAAATCCCAAGAAGACCTAGCGTCTCGCCAGATTTGCCATAACTGCTTATTAATTTCAGCATGATTCTCTGTATTCTGCTCAAGCTCTCTTATACTAGAAATGATACTTCTCCAAAATTAGTAAAATATTATACTATAATATAAGGCAAAAGTGCCCTTAAGTCAAGAACTATTTTAAATTCTTTGGCCGGTCATCCAAGAGACCACCTTTGTCTTCACAGAGCCATTAGANTTCTTTTCCATCTTATCTTCGAATAGCGTAGCATCGAATCTTTTACTTAGAGGTGTTCTGGCGTTATTTACCGCATACCACAGTGCGTCCATACAATCATCATTCTTTGATTTTGGGAACTGAAACATCTCATCTACTATCTCAGTATGTTTTCTTTTTATATATAACTTACCACGATTTACAATAGGGCATAAGAGTGATTCAAGTCTGTCTTCTTTTTTAATCCCTGACGGTGGCCTAACTCCAAGAGCAACTCCCGGCATTACCTTTCTATCATTACCAGATAGCTTATTAACTGCATCTTTAATTACTCCCTGCGCACCAACAAGCTCTACATTAACTCTCTTAACTGGTGAATAATCTTTCGCATACTCATATATCTTATCAGGCATCTCATATAGAGGAAAATGCTCCCTGAAGTAATCTATTATATAATAGTTCCTATCGCTATCTACTCCTACTACCATAATCACTTGGTAATCATGACTAGAGCCAGATTCATAAGCTAAATCAACACCCATGTACACATTGATTGGAATAGCCTCTTCACTATTTACGAGATACGCAAATCCATTCCTTGATTCAAATTCGTGATTATAGTTACTAATCTTGTCTATCTTAAACTTTGCGTTTTCTAAATCACGAGCCTCATTCAAATATTCCTGTGCGAATTTATGAACCAGCCCCACATCGGCGAATCTACGCTTAATATCAAGTAACTTTGACTTTGAGAAATATGAAGGCCACAATGCGTTACCATCGGCATCAATGGCTTTGTGATACATTACATCCCAAGCATATTCCCTTTTATCACGCTTTGCTTCTGAATATCCATCATATATGCTTTGTAAAAATGAATCAAAATGAACAATAGTCCCAACGAGCCATACAGACCCCTCATTTCCTGCTGAATTTTCTAATGCGGGTTCAACTGTGGACATCACCCATTCCTTGATTTCTGTCCGTCTTTGTGGTGTTTTTGTATTCAATTCAGATTCGAAATCATCCAATATAATCTTTGTGTATCTTAAGCCTAATTGAGACCTACCACGTAACCTCTGTGAAGTACCCTTAGCTATTATCCTATCTCCCCTACTAGTGGTAAACTCTTTCTCTGTCCACTTATTCCCACGAATATCGCCAAAGTAATAATTTAATGCGGGGTTTATCTCTATATGGTTCTGTATGTATTTAATATGGTCTATAGCTTGAGATTGCTCTTCTGCTACCCAAGCCATGAATTCTTTCTTACCCTCAGGGTTAAAATATAACTTATATAAAAGAGCGCACTTAACTAGAGAGCTTTTAGCGTGCCCCCTAGGTAATATAATACAATTACGTTTTTTATCATCATCTAGAAGTAGATTACTTAATTCGTAGTGATATGGAGCTGGGGTCGATTTCATAAAATCTTCCTGCAGAAACAGTTGCCCAAAGGAAATAATATCCTTTTTAGCGAGCTCTAATACTCGTTCCTTTTCGGAGACATTATTTTTATTTATGTTAAAATCTGGATTCATTATATTTTAAATTAATACCTGTAGCCACATCATCCAAAGTAATCATTTCCGTGACATCCAATCCTGATTAGGGACTAAAGAGAATATTTGACTATACTGCATCTGGGCTGGGCCGATTGTATATATCCAAGCTTCTGTCTCAGTCTCATCGTTATATGCTTTTATACGTCTACGCTCATACAGCCCGTCTCCTATACCCTCGTATTTATCGAAACCAACTAGGTCATAGCGGTCAACGTCCATAATCTCAACAACAACACCCTTTGCTTCTCTATTCATTAGTATAGCTGGGTACGCACTATGCCCCGGGTAGACAAGACTATATCCATCCACCTTCCAAGTATCACGTTTACCGTTTCTTAGTGTTCCGTATACTGCTAACTTATCAGTCTTCATCTATACCTACAAATTCATAATTAACATCATAATTTGAATAATAATCCTTAATATCCTCTATGTAACCCGTATCTGGAATAACCGGTAATCTATTGTTATAATACCTATCATAGATTTCATTAGCTATGTATTCACGAGTAGGTTCACTATTTAGTTCATATCCATTATCTGATGCATCATCAAGAACCTGTATGCATATATCAAATAAACTCATTTTATCCTTTTCCTTTTATACTTCTGTTTCCCTCTCGGCATTAACAAGCTGTTTAACCGGCGAGCTCAATGCGTCAAGTTGTTCACTTGAAAAACCTTGAAATAGTGTAACGGATTCTGACCTCTTATCAGTGTCCTTCATTCCAGCTATTGTTACTAATTCCTTTAGTACGGAAACTTTATCTGAATCCTTAGCATTAGATGACTCAACTATTTCTTTCATCTTCTCAAGTAGATATAAGGGAGTAATCTCAGCCTCATATAATATCTTATCTATTTCTTCTCTTACCAAATTTCTAACCCTATCTGTTTTTAATAAAATTCCAGATTCTTGTTTTGCGTAATTCCTATTATTTGTTGGGTATGCATGTATAAACGCATCTACTACATCCTCACCCTTCGCTACGTACTTAGCAAATAAAAACTCGCTATTAGTTGAGTCCTTCCTGTCTCTACGTATCTCGTATGAACTCTTATTACTGGTACTAAAGCTATATATATTCTTTGGAATATCCCCTTCCATGAGATATTTGTCCATACATATCTTAGAACCTAGTATAGTCCTTACATACCGTCTACCTCCGTCTTTACCAAGAGTGGTCTTTAATGCACCTCTCCTTAAAATCTGACAAATCTGACCATCATCAACCCTTACCCAATCACCCTCCTCAGCTCCACGCCAATTCTCAATAATGCTAGAATCCGGTTGTTCAGTCCTGAACTCATCCTCATCAGCGTAAACTTTATGTATTACGCCTTTTATAGTCTTTGTCTTCAAATGTTCCCGTTAATGACCTTTCCTTGTACAACAGTGACACCATCTACTATTTGATGTAATGTAACATTGAAATTACCGTTCTTATGAAACGTAACTACAGCAAATCCATGTTGCCAATTATGTTTTCTATTACCAAGCCACCCATTAGCATCGTCACTCATGTCCTTTAAACACCCTATGCTCCAAGCACTCTTCACTCCATCAATGTGAGTCACAGAGGATTGTTGTATATCATGATGATGTCCATACATAACATTACCACCCAATCTAAGCAAGTGATTCCTAGTATGGCTAATACCTGCAAAATGATGACCGTGATAGAAGTTTAACTTACCAATCTTTAGATACTTCCCAAGAGCGTGATACTTATACCCTCTTTCTTTTAATCTCAGTGCTTTAGGCACTAAGTACCTGTCTGCAAGGTACGGGTTCTCCTCAACGAAGTTATTTAACCACTCTTCATGGTTACCGCATATAAAATGCCTATCCTTAACATTCGCCTTATCTAAAGATTTATCAATAATATCCATACCCTTGTTAACTAATCTAATATCTTCGTCAACAAATGGTATTTGATACTCTAATGGAGGTCTCTTTTTCTTCTTCCATTGCCAATGTGAAGCACTCTTCCACTCGCCCGTATCACCTAAATCAATATAGATATCAGGTTTTACGAGCTCAATAGCCTTACATACCGCTTTGACAGCCGGAGCATCATGTAGTGGAAAATGCTTATCAGGTGTAACAATAGCAGTCTTTAGTTTCATTTTGAAACCACCTTAAGCACATTCACTATAATCATAATTATAATACTCTCCACATACAACAGTAATAACTTTATTATTTTCCCCATTTCCCCTCTGAGACTATCTTAGCTATTACAGCATAATTAGCCAAATCCATGAAAGAGTCCATAACTGACTCATTCTGTGGCTTTTCATTCTTTTTAATAACTAAGTTTATTAGTCTATTTATTTTATCATTCATTCTTACTACAAGAGCCATTAAGCTCATCCTGACTTCTTCATCTGTGGCTAGTTGTGTTCCCATAGCAATATTACCCGGCCCATAATCAGATTGCTTATACATAAAGACACGGTACATCTCGGCAAGACAATCCTTAAATTCACTAGACATTACAGGAAATTCCTTCTCGCACTGCTTTATTACGCTTTCTGTGCTTTTTTCCATACAAAACTCCCAACTCCAAGTTGTAACATCCCATTAGCAATAGTATCAATCATAGACTCTGAATGGTCTTGAAATCCACCATTCGTTAACATTACATGTATAATCTCATGCAATAGGGTTTCTTCCTTCCTAGATGCATTCATACCGCTATCTAACTCTATAGTACACGTCCTAGCGTCATGAAGCCCTAATAGCACCTTACCGTCTTCTGTTAATACTTCACCACGTTCCTTAATTGTATATCCATGTCCACCAATACTTAATTTCATTCTTTATCCCTTATTTTGTATACCAGCATCATGATACTTCCCATCAGATAATCCCGGTACAACGATGTTATTAAAATAATCACAACCTTTTTCAACTGAGCAAGGCACATTAGCATAATTGGAATCAATCTTGATAATCAACCTGCCGTTTTCACATTTCATCATACACCCCAGACAGCTCCCTGCGTCCCAGTTTGCACAACTTTTCATCGCAATGTTTCGTAATTTACTCATATTCTAAGGTATAATATACTAAATAACGAGCACTAAGTCAAGAACTAAATTGAAAAAACATCAGGGGAGTTTATAAAATTCTATATAGACTCTCAATTTATTTTCAACCTTTTTAAAATATGTCTTGCGTTAAGGGCTGTTATGTCGTAAATTATACTCGGGTTTTAAGCCATAGTTCTATTATTTAAGCTTCTGTAATTTATGCTCCCCAAAGAAAATAACTACCTATCGGTAGTTAACAAAGAAAGGTACTCATTGAAATGAACGGAAAAGGCGACAAGGACAGAACCAAGGACTTAAAATCATTCAGGGACAATTATGATAAGATTTTCAAAAAAGTCCACAATACCCCCAAAATGGATAAAACTGACCAAACCCTGATATCCATACCAAGAATCAATTTAAAAGCCGTAACGATACCAAAAAACGCCAAATAACAGTATTCCGGCATCCCACTTCACTACAATATATAAGTAATAGGCAATCTAGTGAAAAAATATACACAATTTTTAGAAACTCCTTGTTTTCTTGCCCAACTGTTTTTATATTCTGTATAAGCAAAAGGGTTGAAAACAATGAATTACGGAATAATTGAGCAACATGACGGCGTTATCTGGCACATGATACGTGGAAGAGCATTCACCAATAAGATATCACACCTATACCCGCCAACTACGTTCAAAGAAAAGATAGACGCAGAAATAACTCTCTACTATATAAAATCATTCAGAGAGCCTACAGACGAAAGAAGACCGGAAATAGTTAAACTACGAAGAATTCCAATAGAAGAGTATCGTGGAAGTGACTAAATACCTAGAATAGTACTGAAATTTGAATAAAATATATAAACTACTAATTCTAAAAAAATAGGCATAAATTGTGCGTGGGCTTATACATCCGCCGGGTCGCCCCCCCATCTCTTATTCCGTTGAAGAAAGTACGTTGAAATTCTCGTTTCCCTCTATGGGTTAGAAATTCTGATTCTATCTCTTACGAAATAAGACGAGAGAGCTATCTCTTAAATCTATCTCTTATATCTTATCTCTTATATCTTGTAACTAATCCGCCGGCTCACCTTATCGTTAATGAGACTCAATCTCAATAGTGCTACGGTCTCCATTTGTCCGAAAAAATAAATTAAAATAATCCTTGCATCTTAAATATATTCGACGTAACTTGTTTTTCGGCCCGAGGGATTATATTAATCTTATGTGTTATAAGGTTTAATCTCTAAAGGGGCGGGAGAGAGAAAAACTCTCTCTAAACTCACATAACTAAAAGGTAATTACAATGAGTAAGAAAATAAGCCTAAGACAGGCGAAAGAAATCAGTAATCTAACAGGTACACCGTTAGACTCTCTAATGGAATCAGGTATGGTGGCTACACCGAGAATAGGTAAGTTAGAGTTTGCGCCGGTAGAGATACGAAATGCGTATAACGAGNTACAAAACGCCGTTGAGTTACACCTTGAAGAATGGAATACTAACCTAATAAACGAAGGTGTTACCGTTTCCGAAGTTACTCTTAATTGCAAATCGTAGTAATTTAGACCACAGAGAGTGAGAGAAAGGGGAGACTTATTATAGTTTCCCTTTTTTCTATAAACTCTAATTTTAACAAGTTTAAGAGATAGAATTTAGTTATAAGGAATAAGAGGTAGATTATGGAGTTTAACAGAGTAGTTACGCCGATTGATAATTACAGATTTAAGAGTAGGGATTTAGAGACTGCTTATATCTCTGAAGACTTTGGAGGATATCGCTTAGAGTGGCGGGAATTAGACTTAGTTCTGCCGTCTTTAAAAATTATTTTTAGGATAATGAGAGATATTTACAGAAAGGTAAATTTAGATGGTAAGGATTTAGAGATAGTGGATAGAGATACTACTTTAAAGATAGGATTTGGAGAGTTTTACAAGGTACTAAATCTTGAAGAGAGAGAGCATCTTTTAGAGAATGAGAGAAAGCGACTTTCGAGGATACGCCGTACCTATGGTTCGCTACCTACTAAGCCTGTCTCTAAGAGAGAGATAATGATGGTTAATGGTACTGGATATAAGGTTAATCCTAAGACTCTAAGACCTTTAGAGAGAACGTGGTAAACTAAGGAGTAAGAGATGAGTAATGATAGAGATGGCACAGAGGAGTATAGATTAACTCTTTCAAATACTGAGAGTTATTATTTAGACTGTGTGAATATAGCGGAGAATTTACCAAGAGGTAGAAATAATCTTGGAGAATTAGCAGATAGGATTGAAGAGTATTGTTATAATAATCTGCCATCTATCTCTAAGTATAGAGTAGATGAGGGCTTTATAGATTGGGGTGAAATAGCAGAAGATTTTGAGGAGGATATAAGAGATGAAGCTTAAGAGTTGGAGGGATTTACCCAGTAATGAGTCTGTATTTTTAGGAGATAGACCTAATGGAGACTTATGTAATAGATATAAATTAACAGAAGAAGGGCTCATAGAGATACAGAATATCTATAGATATGCAAAGCCCTCTAAAACAATA